GTCGCGGCTGGTTCCACTGCTCAAATGGCAGGGCCGCGATTTTCACAGGGCACCCCGTGCCATCAATGTTTTCCTGTTTTCTCATAGGCTTTCAGTTCCTTGGACTTCGGACCGAGCTCGAATTTGAGCCCTATTTCATTGCCTGCGGGTCTAGACTCCAGCCAGGCCTTACCCAGCTTGAACGTCTGGCCCTCGCTGTGTGCGAAAGGCGTGCTGGTCTGCACACGTGACAGATCGTGCAACGTTTTTGCTTTGGACAGATCTACCTTTAGTCCTTTCTCTTGCGCAAAACGTGACATTTCTTGCTTGTAGCCCTCGAACTTCGAAGGATCGCGCAAACTGAAACCGAGACGCGGCCACTGGTACTGACCAGTCCAAGCTGCATCCGTGGTTATGCGAGAAACCACACCCGTCTGCTGGTAGGCCTTAAGCTGTTCGTCGAAAAGCTTTGAGCCGAGTCCGTGCCCTTGAATCGACTCATGCAGCATCATTACGTCGTGGTTGACTTCGATCTCCTTGTGCCCGGACTCCCACGACGTGTTAAACTGGCGTTTAAGGTGCAACAAGGTGTTACCGGCCCGGTCCTTGACCTTGGCCTCTAGATGTATGCTGTCCGTGGTCGTTGGGCGTGCAAGGTATTCCACTGTGTGCGCGCCTGGTATGTCCAGCTTGTGCACATTAAGCAGGCCCTGTATGTGCTCCGCGTCCAAGTGGTGACCGAAGATGCCTTGTGCGGCTGCCTGAAACTTGTCGTGGCTGGTGTAGTTGACACCGTTCGCACTCATGCGCTCACCTACCCCGGCGCCTTCGGTGAATTGGCCCTTTTCATCTCGTGGGTGCTTACTCTCGTCGAAATCCCCGCCGTCAAATTCCTGTGTTGGCAAGTCGTCGGTCGCGTCGTCGAACTCCTCGAGGACCGGTATTGCAATACAGCGACACTGGAAATCTTGGCCAGGGTGGTTTGTCGCGCCGGTGCGCTCACACGTAACGGGCGGGTCGTCCCAGCTGTGCACGGTGTTGTTCAAGATCTCGTGGTTCGGGTCGCCTCGGCCTTTCGGGTCGTCTCGCACGCTCCCGTCGTTCGAAGTTGACCAGCGGTACCGGTCCACGCCCGCGGCTGTTTGGGCCTGCTGGTTCATCCGGCCATTCAGCTTAAGCGTCTGGTCGCGCGCAATTAGCTCCGCGCGGGCCCGCGTCATTCCGAAAGAGTCCTCCAAAGCCGTGGCCACGTCCTCGACCCGGGTTCCGTCGTAATCCTCGAGTAGGTCTCCTATGCGTTCAAGCATCTCGTCGGACAGGTTCGTTATCAGATCTGTATTCTCTTTGCGCCAGGCCGAGATTTCAGAGCCTAGAAACAGGTCCGTGTTTTTGAGCCCGGGCATGTAGCGCGGCACGTCGTGCTCCACATGTGATCGCACGGTCCCGCCAACCTGGCTTAGAGGCACCCGATCCGCCGCGGCGCGTAGTGGGTTCGTAATGCCAGCGAGGACCTTAGAGGCACGCTTTCCGAGCAGCATTGGGCCAATTCGAATGGCGTCCGTGCGTGTGCCCGGACCTATTGGCAGTTCCGCGCCACGTTCAAGAAACTTAAACCCGCCACGAGGGCCAAGGTAGGCCACATCGGCCCGAATTTTCGTCGCGCCAGCTGCCACAGCCGCGGCAATCCGGTGGTTGCCATTAATGATACCGACCTGCCCGCCGTGGTAGATTGTCACCTGAATTGGCTGATTTGTGCCCGCATAGAACTCTTTGCTGGTGGCAACGGCCGTCGGGTCCTTGCCTTCGAACTGCTTGGCCTGGTGTACCAAGGACTCGGCCCGAGTCGTACGCGGGGTAACGTGTGCCAACAGGCCCTTGGACTTGAGCCCCGCAAGTGCGCCACTCGCGGACCACTTGCCACCCTCGTCACGCGGCTGGTCGAGGTCAAAGGCGTCAAGGTGCTGGGTTCCGTCCGCGCGCCGGTAACTACCACCGGGCTCGAAAATGTCCTTTTTGGCCTTCTCCCCTAGCTCGTTGTGCTCATGTGTGATCTTGAAATGCCCTGGATTGTCCTTGTCCTTCTTAAAGTTCGCGCCGCGGTAATCAAATCCCGGATGCTCGGCCGCGTGCTCGCTGATAGCCTCATACATGCGCTCTTTTGCTTCGCCTTCTCGTACGCTTTTATCCGCTTGCTTGAACTCGTATGTATCTCGTTCGCCCGGCTTGTCCGTAAACCGGTGCATCACACCCGCTGGTGTAGTCCACTCAAATGCTCGCGGTTTAAGGGCTGTACCACTCGCACTTGTGCCGGCCTTGGACGCGTCTCCGCCGCCTGTCCAGCGTCCGCCCTCGTCGCGCGGCTGTTCCGGGTCGAACCCGTCCTTCCGCACGTTCGCTGGGTCCATAAGTTCGGGGTAGGTCTGCCCGATCGCTGTGCTTACCACGAGCTTAAAGTTGTTCGCCCACCCGCGCATGGCGCCGAGGTAAAGCCGCTCGGCTTCGTTCGGGGGCTTCGGGCGCTTGGCAAGCTTGCGCCCGAAGAGCTTTTTTCTAATTTCCGCAAGGCGGGAGTGTGTGATCAAAATGCCCCCGGGGTGCGCACCTTGGTCCGAGCCCAAGAACAGAAGGCCGCGATCTCTGCGCGCTCGACGTCGTATCGAGCTCGCTCTACGTCTTTACAGCAGAACTCGCTCTCGAGTGCGTCCACATTTGCAATCAACTTATCCTCGAGTGCGTCGATTTGTTCGCGGGTCACTTGTACTTGTCCCTTTCAATAAACAGACCTTCGGTCGGGCACGGAATCGCGTCCGCCACTTGGGCCCACGCTTCACTTTGCAGCATTCGGGCCAGGTGGCGCGCGGGTTCGGCTCGGTGCGGCGCCTTTCTGGCCGCAAACCGGTACAGCTCAGCCGCGTCTGAAATGCGCCCCAGGCGCTCTAGGCACATTCCGCATCGCATGTAGGCGTACCAGATTTCCTCAGCCCACCCGTGCATTAGCCTGCGTTGTGCGTACAGGTCCAAGGCACGTGCGTAATTCCCTGCTGCGTAGTGATTTTGCGCTGCGTAGAACACTACGCGCGGGTCGTCGGGAAAGTCCGCCAGGTCCAGGTCTGAAAGTCGGGCGTAGCGCTCCCACTTGGCATAGCTTTGATCTCCGAGGTCTGAAAAGACCTCCGCACAGTCCAGCGAACCCACGGACCCGCCGCCGCAAGCGGTTTCATGTACGCGGTACTTCCACAACCAAGGCGCCCGCGCGCGGAAGATGCGCGTGCTCTTGAACGCACACAAGACATAGCTTACGGGCACTTGGTAGGCGTCCGCGGTCAGCTCTGGGAGTGGGCTCTCGGTTCCGATCTGCTCGCCCGCGTCCAAGTGCAGCAGGTACTGATTTGAGGCCTGGCACACGTACGCGCGAGCGGCTGTGAACGCAAAGTTGCGTGCGTCCGCAAAGCTGTCTACCCAGGGAAAGCGCACGACCTGACCCGGAAGGCTGCCAACCGTCTGAAGGGCCTTCTGAATGGTATCGTCGGTCGAGCCTGTGTCGCAAATGGTGTAGCTGTCAATCAGAGGCAGCGCACTTTCCAGCGTTCGCTGAATGCGGGCGGACTCGTTACGGGTCAGAACTACGAGGTGCATTAGGCCCCAAACCAGCCGCAGGGCTGCGCATTTGTTGCCTCAAAACCGTGACCAGCCTGCGTAGTGCTTATGTCGTCTGGGTTCACGACTTCGCAGCGTAGCTCATGACCCATGCGATGCTTGGCCATAGGCAGACCTAGGACGTGATAGCCAAATGCGTCCTTTTCCACGCCAAAATCGCAGTGCTGTGTGTTCGCCCTGCGTACGGCTTCGGCTTTCGCTTCTGCGTAGTTCAAAATAGGGACCCTTGACCTTTCAGTTCACCTTTGGCCGTGTAGGCTTCTGGGTCTACGTCACGCAGGCCGCGCGGTGCATCTCGGTTGAGTATGTCCAGGTGCTTTTGTGTTACGTCGCTGTATCTGGTTGCTTGCCACTGGCCGTTGACGTGCTCCGCGGAGCCCAGAAAACGATCGCCATGAGATACGATAACAGTCTTCTCTTCATGGTCCGGATTCAGACTAAGGGGAACCTCAACCATACGACTAGTGCCATTGAAGGACTTCTCTAAGGTGCCTGTCGTTCTTATACTGCCGTACTTGTCTTTAATGACTGCGGACCGTGCTTCTGAAAGCTTGCTTTCATGCTCGGTTGTGTGTCCCTTGACTCCGGAGCCTTCTCCACCGTCCAAGTTTAGTGCTCGTGCTACTATCAGTGCGTCGTTCAGTTTCATGGTTTTTGTCCTGCAGGTTTGGTGCCAAACGCCGGGTTTTCGGAAACCTCGGGCTGTGCAATCCCTCGCACATCCTTTGGTGCGGGTGTGTTGCCTACGTCGCCTGCCTCGACCGAGCCGGGCGCGGAGCCTTCGGCCAGGTTGCGCATGACGTCGTCCAAGAGCTTTTTGCGCGTCTTAAGGTCGACCTTCCACGCGTCCGACCAGGTGCCCTGGTCCGTAAACCTCGAGATGGCCACTTCTTCGGGCGTGAGCACCTGCGCGTCAATGTAGGTCTTGTCGGCTGACGCCATTGCAGCAATCTCTTGGGCACGTTCCAAGGCCGAAGGTGTGTAGAGGGGCTCGAATACGACCTTGACGTCGTCACAGAGGGCCTCGAGGCCTTCAATTTTCAGGATGACCTTGGCCAATTCGGCAATGCGCGGGCCCACAACGTTGATTTGGTAGCTCTTGGTTTTATCCCAGAACCAGCGCAAAGACGCGTCACCAGTCGAGAAACCCGCGGGGTCCTGACCAAATAAAACCATCATTGGGATCTGCGCGGTCGCGGAAATGCGGAAGGCTGCCTGCGAAAGCAGGTCCGGAATGCCCGCCAGTTGCATCGGCTGGCGCTCGAATGTCTCGTCCTTGTCAATCACGATCGCCCTCATTATCGACCGGTAGAAGTCAACCATCTGCAGGCGCGTAATCAAGGCCTCGCCTTGGTTGGCCATGAGCTTGTCTGCGTAGCCGTTGACCGTGTAGACAGCCTGCGGGCCCTCGACGATAAGAAGCTCCACACCCTTCCAAAGGGTCTCGTACATGCGCAGCTGGGGCCAGCATTTATCTAATATGCTGTAGTCGTAGCTAGCGTTCATGTTCTTTTCGCGCTGGGCCGTTCTCGCGCCCGGCCAGCCAATCATTCGCGTTTCGTGAATCTCGTATGCACCTTGTGAGACACCAACCCACGTTTGCGAGAGCACGTACTTAGAGGGCTTCCCCGCCTTCGGCCCGGACTCGTACCAGGTCGTAGGCCACATGAAGCGACGGTCTACGACCTGAAGCCAGTCCAAGGACTGCGCGCGGTCGATGTCCAATGGCTCGGACGCGTTTTGGCCGTCCTCCACACCAAGCACGGACCAGCCACCGCCAAAAAGGCGACCCCAAACGCAACCCAAAAGGAGGTTCTCGCGGGCGTTGATTTCCTCAAACTTGCGCTCTATGAGCTTGTCTGCTTTCTCGTCGCCTGTGGTGACCTTGTATGGAAGGCGAAAGGCCTCGTCGGCCTGCACGTCAATGATACGCGCTGCAAGGTCGCTCCCGTGGTAGAGGTTGCTCAAGGAAATTAGGTCAACGGGGCTGTAGCCGCGAAAGACGCCGTAGGCTGTCTTGTCCCGCATTGTTCCCATGCCGGTTACGTCGTTCGACCACCCTACCCCAGGCCGCCCCGGGTTGGTTGAGTAGTTGCGGGTGTCAAAACCCTGGAATGCCGTAAGGCTGTCCAGGTGCGTGCGAACGTTTCCGAGGTGTCCGGTCATATTAGGTCGTGCGGCCGTCAGTTATGTTCTAGCACGGTCCCATAGCCGAACAAGTGGCCGCCGATTCTGAGGGCGGCGAACGCTGGTCCGGAAGGGCTTGCTTGACGAAACGGCACGATCCAAGTGTAGCGAACTAGCGGCCTAGGTCAAGGATAGAGCGCCAGGCGCGCTCGGCCCCAAACTCGAACCGCACCCTGTTGCACCCTCGGCGGGCAAGCTGGGTCACCAGATCGGGTCGTGCGAGAAGGCACCCTAGAATGCCATCCAAGTGCTCGGGGCTCGTATAGCGCATGTAGTGGTACCCGGCTTCCAAGGGCTCTGGCAGCTTGCACCACGTGACCAAGCATGTGCCCGCAGCCATCGTTTCAAAGGGGCGGCTTGTCATCATGGGGTTATTGCTGGGCAGGTCAACGTGAATCCTCATAGAATGCAGCGCGTCCACGTAAAGCCGCGTCCAGACCTCGTGTGCCTCGCCTTGCAAGCCGAAGGCGCACACGGACCCGCACACGATCGGGGTCTGGATGCTTTCCAGAAATGCGACACGCTTCGCACACAAAGTGCCCATGAAACCGACGTCAATTGTCTTAAGCGCGCCTGGGTCTGGGTCTGGGCAAAACATCTCGGTGTCTACGAACGGGGGAAGCTGGTACCCACACAGCCGATCTGCGTCGTTCTGGTCCGGATAGTAGCGTCGCGTATAGCACCCAGTGCGTGCAAATCGAACATCATTGCGCTGGACCGATTCCACGTAGATAGACCACTTGTCCAGTGGATCCCACGACGGGCCGTAGTAATCGCTAAGCCATTGGTCTATGTACTCAGCTGCACACACGATCACGCGGTCGCATGAAGCAAGCGCCTCAAGGGTTGGGAAGCCCTCCGGCTTGAAGCCGAGAGCCCGCGTCATGACGCGACCGTTGAAGTCCGTAGGCACAGCGCAGTCCAAGACCTCGTGCCCAAGCTTGCGCATAGTACGCGCCGCGGCCCAAAGGGTCCAAGACGACCGGATCGTGTTCGTGTGGAAGTAGGCAATTTTCATAGGTCAAGCCCCCAAGTCTCGGCCAGGTCTTGGATTAAGTACCATCCACCCTCACCATAAAGCTGTTGGCACGGAACAATTAATCCCTCAAGTGCTTGCTGTAGGCGAAAGTAGTTTTTCGCGCGCGTTTTGTCGTCCCACTTAGACCCCTGCTTAATGCGCTCGGCATACAGCTTGTGTGCCTTCTCTAAGCCCTCGCCTAGTGCTCGGTCTTGCCTGGCGAACAGATCGCGCCGCGCCTGTCTAAAGTCTATTACGTCTTGGAGGTTCACTTCTGATTCCTTTCGCAAACCCACACGCGAGCTCCACACCAGGCTGTGTAATACCAGCCGGCCTCGTCCGCGCGTGCGGTTCGGAGGCCTTGATGGTTTAGCTCACTGAGAAGGGCTTTTACATCAAACATACTACTATTAACGGACGTCACGCGGAAAGCTTAAGCGTAAATTCTCATTGCGCACCATAAATTCTTGACCAGGCCAGGAATTTTCGCTCTTCAAGCCGCAGGAAATCCCCGCGGTCTGTATGTAGCCAAGCGCGCATGTGTGCTCGTGCGCCTTCAGGGTCAAGGCCCTTCTCAAGGGCAACTTGGGCGGCGAGTTCGATAAGCCAGTTCATGAAATCCCGTGTCTTTCGATTGCCGCGCGCGCCCACACAATACGCCTAGGGTCGTGCCCTAGCTTGTCATACTTGCGTAGGCGGCGTACGTAGGCGGCCAAGCGGGCTTTACCTTGGCGCTTGGTTGTGTACTTAAGCGCACACTTTTCGCGCCATTTTGCGAGCTCTGCGTATTTCGCTTGGTTGGGAGTCATGCCCACATCCTTGCATGTACCTTGCCAGAGAGCACAGGTGGTTCGGGGTACCGACGCAAGGGCGCGGGTTCACCCACACCAAAGGCTTCTGCGAGCAAGCGCACACACTTGACGCGGGCGCGGCGCGAGGCCTTAGCGACGTCGCGGCACGTGCGCCAGTTGCGCGCGCAAAGGGCGCTACGTCGGCGGGTTTGCTGCGCACGCACTGTGCGCCACACGAGGCGGGCGGTCTGGGCGGTCATTGGAACAACCTCAGGACAAGCCAGAGCGCCAAGCCCTGGCACAGCATGTAGATAACAAAGTTTAGCATGATCTGCATTAGGTTACCCTCCGGACCGTCGCACTTGAAACCACCTTGTGGGTTAGCTGTGTGCGTGCGTAGCCAAGCGCATTTGAGAAGGTGTCAAATCGATAGGTGGCCTTGAAACCCGACACTGTGGTGATTGTTACCTTGAACATAGTAGCTCTTTCCTTGCACGAAGCGTGCGCGTGAACTCGGCAGGCAGAACGACGGGCGGCTTGATTGTGGTTTTGCCTGACGTGGTCGCGGGTAAGTCACTCGGAAGGCCAAAACGCGCGATTGCGAGCGCTGCGCGGCTTGGTGGCGGGAAGTGCTTGGGTGCGGGGCATGGAATTGTGTCGGACATGGGCTTTTCAGGTGCACACCTTGTGCCAAGCGTAAAGCCGCGTGAAGCGCCTTCAAGTGCGAAAAGCGCTACCCGAAAGCGCGAAAAGCGCTTCGCATACTGCGAAAACCTTTGGGCACGGTGACCTAAGACACGCGCGTATTGAGGGGAAGGGGCGGCCCTGGGGTAACCTGTGGCCGCTTGCTTTTAATCGCACCTTTTTGCATAGCGCCTGTGTGATTTTGGTGTTCTAGGCCTGCTTTGCCTATGATATTTGAGTCGCAGTGGCCGCAACCTTTACCTACCCACGAAAGGGCTCAAAAAGGCTGGTTCTGCGGGCGGCCCGTTGTCGCGGCTTAGCGTGCTCTGAAGGTAGGCCCACATCGTGGACCTATTCTCGGCCAAGTAGGCCAAAGCTTGGGTCGAGCTGTCGACCTGGTCGTCGTGCTTCGTGCGGGGAAAACCCGTCATCTCAGCCAGGTAGCTTGACACCCACGGGGCGTAAGAGTCAGGTGGGAAAAATACATTGCCCGATTTGAATAGGTATGTAATCGAATTTGCTCGGGCTATCTTGCCTCCAAGCGGATTTACTTCAATAACACCCGAGAAGTCCCGCTTAAGTGCCTCGATAACCGCGGCGCCGTTCGCCTTATCTTCGATTAGCTTCTCCCTAACCTGAGGCCAAGTGCGAAGTAGCTGCTTGCATATATTTACAGTCTCACTGTAGCCAGCAAGACAAGTCACATTTGCCAGAGGCCCGTAGAAGTTCACACCGTCCGAACCCCAAATTTGAGCACTTACATTATCACACCCGACCTTGTCCTTGAAACTGCAGTCCACGGACAAGATCAGGTTGCTCATCTCGGGCAGTACTTCCCACCTTTTGAAGTTCACCAC